AAGTATACTGATGATTATGTTTTATAACTACTTTAATGACTGACAGGTCAGTAACTAACATGATGGGGGGAGGGGGTAAGACTATTGAGTTACTTTTGTGGGAGCCTACTAAGTTCACAAAAGAGTGGAATTAAGAACATGCAATATAGTGCATAAAAAGCTAATAAAATCAAAGAAGTTGTATGACAACTAATTAGGGACAGGTTAGATGGTGGGAAATGGTTGAGACAATCTGTGCACAGGAGGCCGCCATAGGGCCTTGTGAGAGGGCTTTAAAGTGCCCACAAGGGGCTATGAAGATACAGAGTATCTGTGGAAGTAGGGAAGGAATGGGTGTCTAGACCAATGAAATGTAAAGTATTTACAAATATTTTAAAAAAAGATACAAAAAAGACTTGACTTTTCTTTAAAAATATGCTACCCTCAACCTTGTGTGAACAAGCACACAGGGAACTCAGATGAAAGCTAGGTAGACGGGCTACCAAGTAAAGAATACGGGATGTATCTTCAAGGAAGGTAACCCGTTCAAAGTATGGAATCCTGATGAACCTTATCTGTCCTCAAGGGGCTATAAGTGAATCTTAATTAAGATATATTCATCTAGATTCCCTCTAAATAGCCTTTAAGATTAACTTCTTAGAGGCATACTTCATGTCCAAATTAAGGGTAAACATGGATCAGTCAGTAGAAGACCAACCAACTAAACGCAAAGCAGGTAGACCCAAGAAGGGTGAGATAGTAGCCAAGAAGACTAAGAACAAGGGTGTCCTTGGTCGTCCCAAAGGGGATACAGCTATTATCAATGAATACAAGGCTAGGATGTTAAACAGTCCTAAGTCAGCTAAAGTCCTAGAGGCTATCTACGATGCAGCCCTTAACGATGACCATAAGAACCAAGCTGCTGCATGGAAGTTGATTGTGGATCGCATTGTGCCTGTGTCTGCCTTTGAAGCTACTAAAGCTGGAGGTTCTACCCCACAGATCAGTATCAACATCAGTTCTTTAGGATCACCAGAAATAATTCAAGAAGAAATTCTTGACAAAGTAAGTGTTTCTGATGTAGAATATAAGGATATTAGTAATGAGGAAGACTGATGTCCGACAAACAGTGTACAAAGTGTAAAGAGCATAAATTCTTTACAGAGTTCTATAAAAGTAGAAGTAATTCAGGTTATCGTAGCTGGTGTAAGAAATGTACGCTGGCAAGGGACAAAGAGCGTTACCATACTGACGAAGAGTACAAATTATCTAAAACTGTAAAAACTAGGCACAAATGGAACACTGATCCAGAGGCTTGGTCTAAAAGACAGTTAGCAGTAAGGAAGAGTCATTTAAAGCGTCATTATGGGATGACACTGGACGAATACCAGAAACTCTTTGACGATCAAAAAGGTTGCTGTGCTATCTGCGGTACACACCATTCCCAAGTACCACATAAACAACTTATGGTGGATCACTGTCATAAAACAGGAAAAGTAAGACAGCTGTTGTGTGACTTGTGCAACACTGCGTTAGGTAAATTTAAGGACGAGCCAAAACTGCTAGAGAAGGCGGCGGCTTATTTAAGGAAACATAGTGGCGAATCTTAATTGGTCTTTGCTCCCTTGGCAGATTGAAGTTTGGCAGGCAAAGCAACGGTTCAAAGTTATTGTTGCTGGGCGACGGACAGGCAAATCCAATCTTTCTATTAAGAAGATTATTGCGGCTGGTTTAGAAGCTCCTCCGGGATCAGCTGTTTTGTATGTTGGCCCTACACAGGCTCAGACCCGTCAGATCGCTTGGGACGCTATTCTTGAGCAAGGACGTGAGGTGATTAAGTCATCCCACATAAACTCAATGGACATAACTTTGGTGAATAATGTTAAGATTCACCTAAGATCCGCTGAGAATCCTGACACCCTACGGGGCTTAAAGCTGTTCTTTGCCGTTATTGACGAAGCTGCTTTTATTAAAGATAACAAGATTTGGGCAGAAAGTATTCGTCCAGCTTTGTCAGACTTAAAAGGCGAGGCTTGGTTTATTAGCTCACCTTCAGGCCGTAACTGGTTATATGATCTTTACCAGTATGCGTTAGAAAGTGGCGATCCTGATTGGGGAGCGTGGCATAAGACTACTTTTGATAACCCCACGATTGACCCAAAAGAAATTGAATCAGCCCAGAGGACATTAAGTTCTTTTGCGTTTAAGGCTGAATTTCTAGCCAGCTTTGACAATGCAGGGCAAGAGGTCTTCAAAGAGGATTGGATCAGATATGCCCCTGAACCTGCTTACGGGTCTTATGTCATAGCTATTGACTTAGCTGGTTTTGAGGATGTATCAAAAAATGCTGGTGCAGCCAAGAAAAGACTAGACGAAAGTGCCATCTCAATCGTTAAGGTAGAGGACAACGGTAACTGGTGGATTAAGGACATCATTCATGGACGTTGGGACATTCGTGAAACTGCTAGTAGGATTCTTATGGCTGTGCGTGACCATCAGCCCATTGCTGTTGGAATTGAACGAGGAGCTTTGAAGAACGCAGTTCAGCCCTACCTCAATGACTTGATGAGGAAGAACAACGTCTACTGCCACATCACGGATTTGACACACGGGAACAAGAAGAAGACTGACAGGGTTGTCTGGTCTTTACAAGGTAGGTTTGAACATGGCAGGATCTCCCTGAACGATAACTTGGACAAGAGTGATTGGAAGGAATTCATTGACCAGTTCCTGATGTTCCCTACAGCTGGCGTTCACGATGACTTAATAGATAGTTTGTCTTATATTGACCAGCTTGCTGTAACCAGTTATAATACAGATTATGACGACGATGAATACGAAGTTTTAGATCAAATTTCAGGATACTAGTATGAAACAAGGACTCTACAGTAATATTAACGCCAAGCGCAAACGCATCGAAGCTGGCTCAGGTGAGAAGATGAGGAAGCCCGGTAGCAAAGGTGCTCCTACAGCTCAAGACTTCAAGGACTCAGCTAAGACTGCCAAAGGAAAGAAAAAGAAGAACAATGGCTAAAGCAAAAGACCCACGACTAGAACGTGCTGGCGTTGAAGGCTACAACAAGCCTAAGCGTACACCTAACCACCCAACCAAGAGCCATGTAGTAGTTGCCCGTGAAGGTGACGAAGTAAAGCTTATCAGGTTCGGTCAACAAGGTGTCTCAGGCTCCCCTGAAGGTTCAGCACGTAACAAGTCCTTCAAGGCTAGACACGCTAAGAACATCGACAAAGGCCGTATGTCAGCTGCATATTGGGCTGACAAGGTTAAGTGGTAATTTTTATAAAAGGAAATAACAATGCCAACTAAAAAACAAATGGAAGAGCAACGATCACGATTAGCAGCTGAGGCTCAATTCTACAATCCAGCAAATAAGAAAAAAATGGGTAAGTTTTATGATCTTTTAGGAAAAGACACTTCCCCTGAATACGCTTCTGCAAATATGAGAGCTAATATGCTTGAACAAGAGATGGAGCGTAAGCCAAACAGCCGTGAGCAGTATATGCACGAAAAAGAAGCTGGAGATCCTTCTGCCCGTGATCTTTCTTACGAAGAGTGGAAAAAACTTTAAGGACTTTTAATGAGCCTAGATAACAACAATAACGATGCACCAGAGTTCGAGGAACCAACAGAGGCTGACAAAGATCTAGTCTCTTTCGTTGTTGGTCAGTGCGACAACTGGCGTGATTGGCGAGATAGTAACTACCTTGAGCTGTGGAACGAATACGAGCGTATCTTCCGTGGTGTGTGGGCTTCTGAGGACAAGACTCGTGACTCAGAGCGTTCACGTATCATCTCCCCTGCAACTCAGCAAGCAGTTGAGACTCGTCACGCTGAGATCATGGAAGCTATCTTCGGTAACGGAGACTTCTTCGATATTGAGGACGATGTAACCGATGTGAACGGTACTGAGCTGGACGTTAACCAGATCAAAGCTCAGTTGATGGATGACTTCAAGAAGGACAAGATCCGTAAGGCTATCGACCAAATCGAGTTGATGGCTGAGATCTACGGTACTGGCATTGGTGAGATCATCGTCAAGCAAGAAAAGGAGTACGTTCCTGCTACTCAAGCTATCCCCGGTATCATCGGTCAGGCAGCTATCGGTGTTCAAGAACGTGACCGTACAGCAGTCAAGATCATGCCTGTCAACCCTAAGAACTTCTTGTTTGACCCCAACGGCACATCCGTGGATGACTGCTTGGGTGTAGCAGTTGAGAAGTACGTTGGCTTGCACAAAATCGTCAAAGGTATCGAAGACGGTATCTATCGTAAGGTCAACGTTGGCCCTATGTACGACACTGACGACTTGGAAGTCACTCAGGAAGACACACAGTACCAGACAGACAAAGTTAAGCTGTTGACATATTATGGCTTAGTCCCCCGTGAATATCTCACTGAGATGGGTGACAAAGAAGAGTTGATGGACTTGTTCCCTGAAGAGAGCGATGCTGACGAGTACACTGACATGGTGGAAGCCATTATTGTTATCGTTAATGACTCCACTCTCCTCAAAGCTGAAGAGAATCCTTACATGATGAAGGATCGTCCAGTTGTCCTGTACCAAGACGATACAGTCCCTAACCGTATCCTTGGTCGTGGCACAGTGGAAAAAGCTTACAACATGCAGAAAGCTATTGACGCTCAGATGCGTAGCCACTTGGACTCACTGGCCTTGACCACAGCCCCAATGATCGGCATTGACGCTACCCGTCTGCCTCGTGGTGCTAAGTTCGAGGTTCGTCCCGGTAAGGCAATCCTGACCAACGGTAACCCCAACGAGATCCTCCAGCCGTTCAAGTTCGGTCAGACAGACGGTAACAACATGACCACCGCCCAAGCCTTCGAGCGTATGCTTTTGCAGGCTACAGGAACCTTGGATTCTCAAGGCATGGTGTCTAACGTGTCTCGTGACGCTGGCGGCGCTGGTATGTCAGCTGCTATGGCTTCTATCATCAAGAAGTACAAGCGTACCCTGACTAACTTCCAAGAGGACTTCCTGATCCCGTTCATCAAGAAGGCTGCTTTCCGTTACATGCAGTTCGACCCTGAGCGTTATCCCTCAGTGGATATGAACTTTGTACCTACAGCTACCTTGGGTATTATGGCACGTGAGTACGAACAACAGCAGTTTATCGCTCTGTTGCAGACTTTAGGCCCTGATACTCCTGTTTTGCCTGTGATCTTGAAGGGTATCGTCCAGAATAGCTCACTCAGCAACAAGAATGAGATGTTGGCTGGTTTGGATAAGATGATGCAACCTGATCCACAGACTCAAGAGTTGCAGATGCAACAGCAGCAGTTGGCTATTCAGGCTGCTCAGGCGCAGATTGCAGTCAACGCTACACAGGCTGAACGTAATAAAGCTGAGGCTTACAACACAATGATGGAGACTCAACTCAAACCTAAAGAGGTAGAGGCCAAGATTATTGCGTCAACAACACAAAACTTACCTAATAATGACCAATTAGCTTCACAAGAGTTCGAAAAACGTGTTAAAATTGCTGACTTGATGCTCAAAGAGAAAGACATTGAGAACAAATTAAGGGTTGTTCAGCTCCAAACGGCAGCTAAACAGGCTGAGAAGCAAAACGACAGCGACTTTTTGAAGAAAATCATTGGTAAATAATGCAATTTAAAGATCTTGTTCTTGCTGAGGCCTCTACGGAGGCTAAAGTAGCTGCTTTAGCTGTTCTAGTTGATAAAGAACTGGTAAAGTTAGCTGAAATAGTGTTAAGCACTAAGAAACTTGAGGGTCCTAAAGGAGAACAAGGACTCCAAGGCCCTAAAGGAGAGCAAGGAGATAGAGGCCAAGACGGTTCTAACGGCTTAGACGGTAGAGATGGTGTTGACGGTAAGGATGGCAAAGACGGTCAGAACGGTGTAGGTGTTTCTAACGCTTACGTTGACTTTGATGGCTCACTTGTCATTGAGTTAACAGATGGTAGACAGATCAACGCCGGTGATGTAGTCCCTGAAGGTGCTGCTGACAAGATTAAACTTGTTAAAAGTGGTGGAGGTAACAGTCAACCTGTCTTAGATGACATAGCAGCCTTAGAAGCTGCTGTAGCTGCTTTACAAGCTACTGTGGCTACGTACGGTACTATGGCTCTACAGAATAAAACTTCTGTGGACATTGAAGGCGGTACGATTGACAACACTGTCATTGGTGGAACAACTCCTGCGGCTGGTACATTCACTACGTTGATTGGCGGTAAAGACCAAGTTAATTACGGTCAACTAACAGGTGGTGCGACTACTAAAGCTGTTGAGTTTAAATCTCTTGGTTCAGACACCAACGTAGCTTTAGCAATCCGTACACAAGGCACAGGAGCTATTGACCTAGCAGCTGGCTCAAGAGGTGTGAACATCAGCAACGGTGGTACTGTTACTGCTATTACTCAAACCGCTGGCGGTACTTACACATCAGTCCCGACTGTTGCAATCACTGCTCCCACAACTGCTGGTGGGGTTCAGGCAACAGCCACAGTAAGTGTGCAAGCAACTTCTGGAACTACGGTTTCTTCTGGCGGTACAGGCTACACGGTAGGTGATGTTCTTACAGTATCTGGTGGCACATTTGCAGCTGCGGCAGTGTTGACCGTTGCAACAGTATCGTCTGGCGTTATTACAAGCATCACTGTCACTACTGCTGGTAACTATTCAGTAACACCGTCAAATCCTGCATCTGTAACAGGCGGCACAGGCTCTGGTGCTACTTTTACTATGCAATGGACGATGCGTTCTGGCACATTTGTTATCACCAACGCAGGTAGTGGCTATGTAGAACAACCAACAGTTACATTTAGCGGCGGTGGTGGCTCTGGTGCTGCTGCTTATGCTACTGTGGGTTCTGGTGCTGTTATTCGTGCTTTAGGTGTTACCGGAACTCAAGCACTTGATTTTCATGGGTCTGCAAGCGCATCCAATAACGTGCCAATCTTGCGTTTGCGAGATTTCAACACTACCAGCACAACTAACTCTGGGTTTGTTCTGATTCAGAACAACAACGGGTATTCACAAATTGTTGCCCAAGGCCCCACTAATGCCAACATAAATATTGCGTCAAATGGCATAGGTGCTATTAACTTTAATACCAATAGCACCTCTGAAACCACCCAGATGCGCGTATCTAACACAGCCTCTGCTGTGAACTATGTACAGGTTACTGGGGCGGCTACTGGTGGTAGACCTGTTATTTCTACTCAAGGTAGCGATACAAACATTAACTTGACTTTGCAAAGCAAGGGAAGTTTTGGGTTTACTTTGCAAAACTCTTTGGGTTCTAACTCTTTTTCAGTTACCCACGCAAATAATTCATCGCAAAACTATCTACAAGCAACGGCTAGCTTATTAGGAAGCGCACCTTCTTTATCATCCCAAGGCTCAGACACAAACATAGACCTAACCCTGACACCAAAGGGAACAGGATTGGTACGTTTTGGTACTAGAACAGCCTCCGCTGATGCAGCTATCACTGGCTACATTGAGATTAAAGACAGCGGTGGAACAACCCGCAGACTAGCAATTATTGGTTAAACATTCAACAAGGAGAACCTAAAAATGGCCCTAATCAAAGCAATCCCAACAGACTTTGGCATTGACGCTACTTACTGGAACATCGGAGCAGTCCAAGAGGACTTCAAAGGTCAAGGCACAGAAGTGACCTTCTACGGCTACGCCTCCAAAGAAGCCCGTGATTCTGGTAAACAACCCTTGAGCGCAGGTAAAGTGCAGGTTACAGGGGACGAGTACGTGGCTGGAGCTGACAGAGCTGCCCTGTACGCCATTATCAAGCTAAAACCTGAGTTTGATGGCGCTACGGACGCTTGAGTCCAAGCTGGACGCCTAAATTAAAAATATTTATTAAAAAAGTATTGACAAAATACTACTTTTATGGTAGTATCGCGTTATTAAGTTAACAACAGGTTCTCCAGATGGACAAAGAACTAGACAAATTCTATTCAGAAGCGTTTTCTATGATGGCTACCTTAGGGTGGAAAGACCTCATGGAAGACATTCAAAAGGTTAAAACCAATTATAACGACCTGTCAACTGTCGCGGACACACAAGATCTTTATTTCCGTAAAGGACAGCTTGACATCTTGAATTGGCTTTTAGGGCTGAAAAGCTCGTATGAGAAGACTTACGAAGATCT